CACGGCGGCCACGGCGAGCCTGCTGCCGACCCGTAACGCCTGCCCGCCGATCCCCATGAACAGGGCCGGCCAGACCAGCACCAGCACGCTCAGAAGGTAGGTCGCGTTCGTCACCCCGAGCAACCCGACCACAGCTCGGCCGGCTGGGTTGTCCTCGCGGGGCACGCCGATGCGCCAGAGGTACATCGCCAGCAGTACCGCGGCCGGGATCAGACCCAAAAGCCACGATATGGTCAGCAGAACGTGCATCGTCATCGGTAGCGGCGCCTCATCATGTCCTGAAAGATCAACGGGCCGAAGTGGTTCGTCTCCAACTCACGCTCTATCTTACGTGTTTCGCGCAAGGTTTCCTTCAGCTCGTCGTTCGACTGACGTAATGCCTCATGTGCCCGGTTCAAGGCTCTTTCGGCATCATCTCCCGGCTTGGCTCTTCGAAACCATTTCACGTCGAACCGCTCCGATCAGAGTCGGCCCAGTCACGAGCCTGCCGAAAACCGGACAACAGCGCGTTGGTCAGCTTGAGGGTCTCCAGCGCCGCGGCGTTCTTGTCGCGCTCGCGCTCCCTCGCCATCTCCGATATCTCGTGCGCTTTCTGCCATTGGTCCGCGTATCGACGCATATCGTCGATACGCGCGTTTCGATCCTTCGCCCAGGACCAGCCCAGGACCAGGACCAGAGCCAGCAGCACGCTGGAGGCCGTGAGAGCCCTCAGCGTGTCGCTGCTCATCCAGTCCATGGATCAGGCGTCAGGGTCGATCAGGTCGTGCCCGAGCTCGTCCAGGGCGGCCCTGGCGCCGGCCTCAGCCGCGGCGGTTGCCTGCTCCGCCGTGAGTCCGCCCTTCTCGACGACCAGGGACGTGAGCACCTCGGTCAGCGCGGCGAAGTGGGCAATCATCTCCCGCCGGAGCCTGGACATAGCGGGGGTGTAGCCCCTGAGCATCACGTTCGCCGCGTAGGACTTGCCCTCCAGCTCCGGATGGCCGAGCGCCACCGCGTCGGCCTTGGTGTAGGTGTGCTCCTCGTGCCAGTCCATCTGCGTCTCCTGAGGTTGAGGTCTCCGTGCCCGGATCCTAGCCGCGGCCTGCTTGACCTGCACGGGGGTGGCGTTGATCTCGAAATGCATCTCATCCACCACCGTGGAGAAGTCACCCCCCCAGCGGATCACCCGATTGCTCTGGTCATCTCTCAGCCCGGAGAGGATCTGACGAATAGCGATGACCTGCGTCTTGCTGAACGTACCGCGAACTCCCCGAGGGTGTTTGGTCGCGTTCATATCCCATGCCGTGGCCGACGCGTGGTTACTGTAACCGCTGGTCTGTCCACGCTCCGGGCGGACGGCATAGGACCAATCATCCAGGACCGGCCCGGCGATTGACTCCACATTCGTATTGAAAGCTTCAATCAAACATCCGGCTATGAACGCGACATCGGCATTCGCAGCCGCGAACCGACTACCACTCGCGGAGAACCACATCAGCTGTTCGCGAGTCAGGACCGGCCAGCCGTTCTGGGATCTGTCCATGGAGAGCGTCCTTTCCTAGGCGGCGCGGTAGCAGCCGGAGCCCGACAGGGGGTTACCGGCGACGGGTGCCAGAGGGGTGATAGAGGTGATACCGATCCGCTGGTCAGGCTTGGCGCTGGACGCCTGCCACGATCCGGCGAAGGTACCGTGGGTGCCGGCGGCCTCGAACGAATTGATCGAACCCGCGTAGTTGGACGTCGCCCCTGTTCGCAGTGTCCACGCCCCGAGCGTGGCGTTGAGACTGGCACCCCCTCCGGTAAACGCCGCGACGGGCAACTCGATCTGAGCGGTGGCCGTCCAGGCCGGCGACGTGCCGAACTCCAGCCGGAACCCCCACAGGACCATGGCGCCGATCTGCTGGTACCACCCCTCGTTGACCGCTCCGGATCCGAGAGTGACACCGGTCCATGTCGGAGTGAACGGGACCAGCAGGAAAGCATCCGACGCCCGTACGAGCGACCCTGCCTGAGGAATGGCCATATCACGCTCTCCTATAGAACATAGTACGCGGGGGCGAACAACTCTACCGCTGTGCCTGGATTCTGGGTCTTGACCACACCGTTGACCGACCTCACGACCGTGAATGTCTGAGGGGACGTGGATCCGGTGATATTGGTTACCGTCATTCTCTCCCCACCGACACGGATATCGAAATCACCGTCAGCGTGCGTCCACAACGGGCCGGACGGCGTAGCCACCAGAAGACTCGCGGTGGTGGCGTTGTGTGATCCACTTAGTTCGGAACCGTCCGACGAGTACCGAGAACCTTGGTAAGAGATCCCGTATACCGTGGCTCGATCGAACGGTGAGCCAGGGGTGCAGTTGAACGAGAAACTCCACTCGTACTGACTCAGCCGTTCGGTGTATCCACGGATCAACTGACTGATCGGATCAGGTGGCACCCATAATGGGGGGTTGGTCACCACGAGACGCGATCCGATGTCCGCCGAGGCTACGACGTCGCTCAGCCCAGTCATGTCCGGAGCGGCGAGATTGACGTCGATCACAGGGTACCTGGGTTCGTCGATGGTTCCCAGTCGGAGCCGCCATCCGGCCTGGTCCGCCAGCTGAATGTCACTGGCGACGTTGAGATCCACTGATATGTCATAGGTCCCGACCCCTGCCGGAGGAGGCAGTGTGGACATTGATGAGCCGGTATCAACCGCGCGGGCCGAGCTACCACCCGGTCGGGTAACGGTCACATCGTTGACAGTCTTCTGGTCGTCCTCCATCGGGTTCAGACTCAGCATCTGATGAGCGGAGTAGTCGAGCGTCAGGTCAGGTGGCTGAGCCATGAACGCGATCTGTGGTCGGTACGCGATCGCCAGCCAATCCCGGGGCGAGAACAGGATCCCACCGTCCGCGGTGGCGCATTCCTGGATCAGATTGAGGTAGGTGTCCCGCCGTTGCGGGCCCATCGGAGTGTTACCTATCGTGAAACCACCCGACTGCACGGCGACACCCTGCTCCGTAGAGAGCCGCACGATTCGCGCTTCCGAGGTCTCCCTTGAATACCCGTCCAGAGGTCCTAGAACCCCCGCCGGCATAGCCGTGACAGCCGATTCCACGGTGATATGCCCGACCACCACGTCTTGCATGAGAAATGTGTTGTTCACCCGTACCGAGGACGGCCTGCCGATGTTGTTCCCGTTCAGCGTGAACCCGGAAGAACTGATCGTGGAATTCCCAGCCGTGACCGTGCGAATAGTGGCTACCACGTTAGGCCCGGAATTGACGATCTCCACTGAAACGAGCAGATTCTTGCCGTCTACGGCGAAACCGATGGGTCCGCTCGTCCCTCCGCCGATGGCGACGTCATCGCTGTCCCGGGCTGTCAGGGTCAGCGACCCGGCCGTCCCGTAGGTCAACGACCAGACGGCCACCGCTCCGCCGGCGAAGTAGATCCTCAGGATCGAAGCTCCGTTGACCGATCCTGTGCTCGGCACACGCAGCAGGAACCGGATCTGTACCGAGCCCGTGGCCGTGCTCGGATCAACCCGGCCGATGAGCGACGCACCGTTGAGCTCAGCCAGCGCTCCGGAGCCCAGGAACGAGCTGTCAGCAGCCAGCGAGATGCCGGAGCCGTTGAGGGTCATCGGGCTACCGCCGGCCAGCCCAGAGGCCAGCGAGAGGCTGTCGGAGTCGTCCTCGCCGGGCCAGTAGGCCAGCAGGCTCGCGGTGGACAGACCTGAGATCGTACGACGCATAGGCGACTGGAGCGGCGCGGCGCCCTGCCCCAGCCGGCGTCGGATGTCGGCGCACGTGATCGGGGTGTAGACGTCGGTGCCGGTAATATCCCATGCTTGCGGCCATTCGGTCACCTCGCCCGTGAATCTCGGATCGAAATCGCGGATCTCCAGGGAGCCGAGAATTGAATTGACTGTCCAGACGTTGGTCTGCGCATCGACGAAGGTGGACGCGGCGAACACCTGGTTACTGAAATTCGGGCTCGCGACCAGCGTCCCGCCGAACACCTGACGCAGCACGTCACCTGCAGCCGGAGCCGTGGCGAACGGTCGATCCACGAACAGATTGGTGAATCCGAAACCGCTGTTAGTGGAAGTGATTTTAAGTACAGATGGCTCTCGGAGCACTCCTCCGGAGCTGTAAATCTGGCAGTACGTGCCGACCGGCATGTCAGCCGCGTCCGCGTCCGTACAGATTACATAACCGGTCGTCGGTGCCGCTCCGAACTGGGTGGCTGTTCCCGATCCGATGCCCGAACGAACCCGAGCCTCATAGATCCTCCCATGGATGACCGATCCCATGAAATTGGCGTTAGGGTTGTCGAGCAGGTAACTCAGGGCCGTGGAGTTGAATACCGACGTCGTGCCGCTCGCGGTAGCGATGGCGTCGCCGAGCTGCGTCCATATCCCGTCGATCTTGGTTCCGGTGTAGAACGTCACCGTATACCCGCCGACACCGTTGTTCACGTCCAGAACAACACGCACGGCGGCTCGGCCTGTGGTGATCGGAATAGGTACCGTAGACGCCAACCCGATGGCATCAGAGCCCGTGGTCGACCACCAGAAGTTGAGCTTTCCGGTGTCGGTCAGGGTCAGTGCGTACGACCGTTGAGACGGTTCAGTCCACTTCGAGTACAGCTCCATGGCGTCACGCCAGCTGGTCAGGTCCGCGTCGATCTGGATGTCTATGTCACCGGTGACCGACGTACCTGGACTGTCGGGGGTCGACACGCTGCACGTGCCGATCGTTGTGGTGGTCGGCTGAGTGATCTGAGCATAACCCGTCGATTTCACGGAACACCTGATCGGGGTGTTTCTCCCAATCAACCCGTAGTACGGACTCATAGGGTTCCGAGGGGAGAACAGTCCGTCCCGGTTGTTTAGCGTGAGATTCATCGTCGCGGGGTTGGGCGTGCTCGCCTCGTCCTGGTCCCCCCGGACGATCGTGATCTGGTCAGACGAGCGAACCCGGGACGTGATGTCTATCCAGGCATTGTCGATCTGGATCTGAGTTCGAATCGGCAGGATGACAAAAGGGAACACCCGGCCGTCGCCGGTACTGGTCATGCTGGCCGCGGCTGATACCGTCAGCGCCGGACCGCTCACCGCTACCGGCGTGGAGCCGCCGGCTATGGCTGCCGTTGTATGCACCACCAGTGGAGCCGTTGACGTGGCCGTGACGACGGACGACCCGGCGAACATCGACTGATACCGAACCCCCGCGTTCGGGTTGGCCGCTGATCCGTCACCCGACTTTCGGAAGATGTCCGACTTCAGGTAGTCCTGAGTCTCGTTGAAATACGTGTCGAAACCCATGATGTCCGCATTGGCAGACATCCAGTCGACCACCATTTCAGTGATGTATGTCGGATTATCCCCGCCCTCGTGCCCCGTCGCCACGTCACCAGAAACCGCGCCCCACTCTGGGATCGCCAGGCCAAGGTTATTGGTTCGGCAGAACGACGTCCAGAAGTCGATACCCTGCGTCTGAGTATGGTAGTTGGAGATGGCGCCGCCACTTGTGAATCCGTCGAACCAGTCATACAGATCGGGACCGGCCCACTCGATGTAAGGACTGGCCGCCAGAAGATTGGTCATCGTTCCGGTGTACCCGGACTGATTGGCGCCGAAGTTCGGGTTAAGACCGATGTGACACTTGTTCCCCATGATCGATTTAAATATGTTGGCGTACTGCCCGAAACGTGATTTCCACGTGTTCACATTGGCGTCGGTCACGGCCCAGGCCCATGACGGTAGGTTCATTTCCCAGCCGAGTCTGATGTAGAACACCCGACCGTCCGCGAGCCAGGCGTTAGCCATCGACGTGCAGTCGGCCGAGAGATCCTGAGACAGTGAACCGCCTTCATAACACATTGGCATCCCGATGGCGAACGCGGGAGCATTACCGCTGTATGCGGAGTTTAGCCAGTAGTTGTTAGTCAACGAAGCAGAATTAGTTCTGGTCGGGAAGTACGAGCATATGTCCATGGCCCGACCACGCCATGTTCCCATCTGAACCAGCGTCGCACCGTCAAGATCCGTGTATGCGCCGCTCGGCCATGTGACAACGCTCATGGTCCTAGCACCAGTTGCACGTTACCTCCACGACCTCGGATGTTCTTCCTCAGCCACTTGAGGAAATCGTCGCCCCCGTTACCGCCGACCCATTCCAGCTCGACCCGAGCCACGCCCCCGCCTGCGCGAGCCATCATGGCCTCGGTCGTGCCGTGCGGGTAGACCTGCGAACCGGGGGCCAGCTTCACCAGCTCCCGGCCGTACTCGCCCACCATGGTGAAACCGGAGCGCGGGCCACCACTGGCCGCTGCCCCGACGATGCCGCCGTGCGCCATCATCTCGGACGGCGCCGCGTGCGTCCCCCTGTGCGTGACGACCGTGACATGCACGACCCGATCCCGCAGAGCGTTCAACGTCGCCCGGGCCAGGGCGACTCTTTGCTGAAGCTGATGGATGTCCGCACGGATCTTAGTCCGTTGCGGATTGGTTAGATGCTTGTCACGCAACCTCGCCTTAGCGGCGTTCAGCTTGGATACGAGATCCGCGATATCAGACTTGATCCGTACAATCTTGGGCATGCGTTCGACGGCGTTCTGCCAATCTCTGGTCTTCTGAATTGCTTTATCGAAACCGTCATCGACATGCCGCTTAAATCCCTCGACATCTTTTGCCGCGCGATCAGCCCAGTCATTACCAGGGATCTTTCCCAGCGCGTGAAGAATCCCTATCACCATGTTCAGTACGCCGTCTGACAGATGGTGGAGCGCTTCCAGCATCATACGAACACTGGTCAGGGTTTCCGATGCCGCTTCCGTGAACGCGGACGTCACGATGTCCCGGAACTTCGCGCTCTTGGCCCATGCCACGCCACAAGCCACCGCCAACGCGTACAACCCCGCTACCATGATAACCGCCGGGTTGACTGCCAATACCAGCGCCAGGGTTCCGAGAATGACCGTGAGCCCGCCGACCGCCACCGCTACAGCCTTGACTACGGCGGGGTTCTTCTCCATCCAGGCCAGCATCTTGACTCCCTTGTCCAACACCCCCGCTACCGCCGGCAACAGTTTGTCCCCGAAAGAGGCGGCCAGGTCCGTGACCTTGGCTTTAAGAATCTGCTGTTTCTCCGCCAGGGTGCTGGTCTGCTTCTGGAACTGCCCGGCCGCGTCCTTGCCCTGTTTGTTCAGGATGTTCATCGTCGCGGTCTGCTTCGCGGCGGCCTGAGCAGCGGGGGTCAGCTTGTCGAAAGCTTTTTGAGTTTTGACGTTCGCCACGGCCATCGCTTCGGCGTTGATCGTGCTCTGCTTCAGCGAGATACCGTACCGCTCCATCGGGTCGAACTCGCCCTTGAACGCCGAGCTGAGCGCCTCTACCGCTTCCTTGGCCGTGCCGCCATAAGTGGCTGAAAGGTCGGCGCCCATCTTGATCATCTTGTCCGTCTTGACGGACAACTGATCCGCGGCCACACCCTGATTCTTGAACAATGAGCCGATGATGTTGGCTGATTCGCGGTAATCGTTGGCGGAGAGCCCTACCGCGTCGCTGGCCTTTTTACTCTTGGCTATCACAACATCGGCGTACTTACCGAACACGGCCTGAGTCCCGCCGAGTGACTGCTGGGAATCGGACGCGGCTCCGACGATGGACTTGGCGGCCAGCGCCATCGCTCCACCGACCGCGATGCTCGCCATCTTGGCCTTGTCACCGAAACCCTCGAAAGCGTGACCGCCCTCTTTCTTCAGCTTCTCGGCGTTCTTCTGGGCAGAGGCTGTGCCAGGCGCGGTTTTATCCTGCACCTTGATGAGAATGTCAATCTCATTCGGCACTATCCTCAACCCTCCCTAGCTCGTATATTTTCAGCATCCGAAAGAACTCCGCCGGTTCTCGGTACAGTTCCGACGGCAGACAGTGGAACCTCTCGCACAACCCGATCACGGTCTGAGCGGTGGCTAGCTCGCTGGGTTGCCCGACAATGGTTCCATCGGGAGCGACACCACCGGGGACTGATTTCCATCGGAAGATGGCATCTCTAAAGGGGGCGACACCGACGTCATGACGTCCATCCAGGAAGATATGATATCGAACACGAAATCGAATTCCTGGCTCAACATCCCCTCCAGCGTGGCCGGTACCGGAGTTCCGTCGTCGTTCTCGACGTTCCACGACCGTAGGCTCTGATTGGCGAACTCCTCGAACAACGTTCTCATCTGAGACACGTCAGCCCGGGCGGTGTCCGCCATGGTGACAATCTCAAGAAACGCGCCTGTGCTGACCGACGTGGCTCTTACCTCCAATCCCTCCATCTCGGGTTTCTCGAACTGGAGCGTGAATACCTTACGGTTCGGTCGGTATCCCATGTCAGCTCAGGCCCATGTCGGAACGGCGCCGTTGGCCAGCACGCCGGGCGACGTCCAGGTGAGCGAGCCGTCCTGAGCACGGTCGATCGAGTAATCGGTAAACAGGCACTCGTTCGCCAGCGTGTTAGCCCCCACCGATCCGGTAATGGTCAGGGTGACCGTGCGCTGAACCGAAGTGCTCGGCACCGTTTTCATCACGGTGTGCGCACCCGTTAGAGCCGCGTCGTTGAACGCCACACCGGTCAGCGTGATGGAGAAGTCCGCCAGCAGAAGCAAGCGCTCCATCGCGGACTTGTCGACACCGGTCACATCTTGCACACCGCGGGGTACCGCGACCTGGAACGACCCGACGTCGTTCCGGATGTCACGGGCAGTGCCCGCGGAATCGTCGACACTGAGCGCCGTGAGCCCGAGGCCATTAGTTTTCGCCATGCTGATTACCCTCTCTCGATCCGGTCACGAATGGCGCTGGTGCGCTCCGTGAAATCCTCTACCCAGTCCTCCGGGCGCTTGTGAAGTCGGACATCCCCTCGGGGGTTTCCTCTCCAATCCCCACCGCGGACGACGAACACGTCAGGCTTGTCGGTTCTGATCCGATGCGTGCTGGCCCGGAAACAGGGTGTCCCTGGTGCGAACGTGAAAATCACCTCGGCGGCCTCATGATCTATGAACTGAGCCAGGCGACCGGAATTACGTACCGCGGCCTCCAACTCACCTCCACCAGGAACAGCCGTCCGCCAGCCCTTGATGTAGTGCTCGCACTCGACTTCGGCGCACGTCGCCGGCCGGTAGTGCTCCGGAGTCTGAGGCGTGACAATCTGGTACGTCTTGTACTGATCAGGCTGACCGATGGGCTGAAACCGAAAAGGCTGGCCGAACATCAGAAACTCACCCCTGCTGACTCGTTCTTAACCAGCTGCACAGCGAACACCGCGCTGGAGAATGTGCCGGTCGTGACCGCCCGTACGTAGCGCCGTACAGTTTGGGTGTTCGCCGTGGCGATTCGCTGAGCTCCGACGGCGTTGGCGGCCGCGAAGCTGACACCGGAACCGATCGCGGCGAACGACGCATTGTCCGCCGAGTCCTGGAGCGTCACGGTGACCGACGTGCCCGTGAAAGCGAACAGGTGCAGGTAAGCCTGCATGCCGAACGAAGCGCTCACCGTCGTGTCCAGGCCCGTCGCCGGACTGGTGGCCGTCGTGTCGGTGCGCTGCCCGGCCGTGAGCTGCTGCCCCCACTCCAGCCCGTAGCCGTTGGTCTGCACCTGGACCGTCGATGTTAGTGCCCCGTCGCCCCCACGGGTCTGGTCGTAGTTGATCTGCTTGGCCACGCAGCAGGCCGCCGGCGAGCCGATCGACGTACCCCTGCCATAGGTGACGATCTGGTCCGACGTGCTCAGCGGCTTCAGCCGAGCGTGTTCCTGGTTCGCCGCGTCGTTGAAAAACGCCGTGAACGAGAGCTCGCCATCGCGTAGACCGCCGATCCGCTCGAACGCGGACTTGTCTATACCGGTCACGTCGAGCGCAGCCGGGCCACCATGGATGCCGGCTAGCGAGCCGATATCCCCGCTGAAGTCGTAGCCGGCCACCCAGAGCCGGTCGCCGAGCCCTGATTGTTTCGTCACGAGATCCTCCTACGGGCTCTGGTCGAATACGTCGCTGACGATGATCGGGATAGTGATCGTCATTATCCGGTAGAGCCGGCCGTCCTGGTCCAGGTAACCGGCTCTGGCGCCGAGTCCCTCACCCGCCATACCCAAGAGGTCAATCTCTTCGGCCAACCCGCCGAGCTCGAAATCACCGGAGTAAGCCATCATCAGCGCCGCGGTGGCGACCAGCACCTTGGGGTCGATGTCGTCCTGTGGCTCCGCGATCATGTTGGTACCGATCCGGAACCAGTACTCCAGCCGGATCGTGGTCGACGCCAGACCGGACCGCCCCCGAGCCGGCGCCATACTGTTCATCCAGAGCGCACCGTACAGGTCGCCGATCGGCGCCGCTTTGGGTTCGTGACCCGATACCTGGGAGAACATGCCCAGACTCAGAGCATGGCTCAGCAGGGTGTCCCGGATCCCGATCACGTCCAGGCCGCTCACTGGAGCCTGGCTAGGTTTTTGGTGACCACTCGGTCAACGATGGCCGGCGCGATCTTCTCCACGGCTTGGGTCGCTTTCCGGAACGACGCGTAGCCCTTGAACCGCGTGGTGGAGTTGCGCGAGCTGGTTCCCTCGAGCCACGGCCCGTAGACGATCCCGCGGTCGTGCACGACATCGACGTCGCCCCGCTGCTGCTGAATGATCTGGGTCTCGTAGTACGGCGTCGGGTGCTTGATCTGAGCGTGCAGGAACCACTGAACACGCTCCAGCGCGGCGTTACCGACCTCGCGCCGGGCCTGGTCCGCGATCTCGGCCAAGATGATCGGAGCGGAGCCGGAGAGCAGCGGGCCGTGAATCTTGACCGTGACCGTGGTCTGCATCAGACGGCCCTCGTCCGCGCGCGGCGCTGGTATCCGCCGACCACCATGTCTCGCAGATCGTTCAGGCCCGGGCCAGGGCCGATCACCCGAGCGCTCTCGAACGTCCCGGCCAGCCGGGCGTACCCGCTGTCAGCCTGCTGCAGCTCCACGATCGACTCAGCCACGGCCAGCGAATGGACCGGCGCCGGGACGATCTGTCGGCTCACCGTGGCCGCCGCTGCGTGCGTCGCGGCGGCGGTTCCGTTGGCTGCTCGCTGGACCATCAGCGTTCGGGGTGCGTAGATGGTCGATCCGGTGTGCGCGGCCAGCACAGTGGCGTTGACGGCCCGCTGCACGACCAGGGTGTTGGCGATGACGTCAACGATCAGCACCTGCTCGGAGTCGAGCGTGAGCGTCTCGCCGGCGCCGAACGCTGATCCATCGGTCACCGCCAGGGAAACACTCGCCGCGCTGGCGGTGACCGGCGTCAGCAGGCTCTGGCCCGTGGTGGCCCATGATCGGCCGGTCACGACCAGGCGCTCAGACCCGATCTTCACCAGGTCACCGACGCCGATCTGAGATCCCTCGGCCACGGTCAGCAGACTGCCGCCCACGCTGGCGAGCGCTCCGGCCAGCGTGGTGACCGCCCTGGTGATGTCGTCGTACCCGTACAGCCCCAGGATCGACAGGGCTCGCTGCTGGGTTGCTGGCCCGGAGCTGAACGCCGAGCTACTGCCCAGGTTCGTTTCGATCCGGTTGTAGGGCGGGCCGGACGCCTGAGGTTCCAGGTAGTAACCATCCGAGCCGATCACGGTTCCACCACTGGTCACGGTGGTAGCGCTGACGAGCTCGTTATCGTCGAGCCAGACACGCCAGCTCCGCGCGGAGCTGTTGGGATCCGGCCAGAGAAACTCTCGGGTGTCAATGCTCGGGTGGAACGTCCTGTGGCATCGCTTGTCGATGTTCCTGGTGGCCGTCTCGATCGCTCGGTCGATCGCTGGGTAGGCTCGTGAGGACTGAGTCACCCCCATGACGTTGTTGACGTCCTCACGGGTGCAGTACGTGGCACGGCTGATCACCGATCGACCTCCTGCTTTCGAGTGGCCTGATCGTCAGCGTACGGCAATCAACTCCCGAAAGCAGCGCTCGGCGACCTGAGCGGTCGTCAGCAGCGGGTCGGCGTTCATGGCGTACCGCCATTGCGCGGGTTGCATCGGTCGCACTGGTCCGCCGGGACGTGCGGGTCGCAGTTCAACGTCCCTTGCTGCGCGGCGACCCGCTCGATCTCGGCGATCACCTGACCGCGCTTGTCACGGCCGAGGATGTTGCGTCGGTCCGTACTCGCGCTGATGATCTGGTCACGGATGCCGTAGTACACGCCCACGTATCGACGACCCACGGGCGGGTGGTAGTACACGGCGGGGCAGCCGGGGCGGACCGTCCAGCCCGCCGCCGCCGCTACGGCGTCGACGGCTTCCTTCGCCGTGCTCACAGGAGGTTCCATTCCTCGTTGGCTCGCAGCTCGCGGCGGGCGGCGCGTAGCACGTCCTGCGGGGACAGGGGCGGCCCGGCGAAGTCACCGGCGCTGTAGATGGCGATGGCGGACCACGCCATCTCAATGTCGATGACCTCCCCCCGGCGACGTGCGATGACCCGCGCTTCCAGGGCTGCTGCTTCGATGTGCTCGCGCTTGGTCATAGCTCTATTCTGTCTCAACTTGGTGTTACTTGTCAAGGCAGGAACGTACGCAGGATCGCGGTCCCAAGCAGCGGTGGCACCATGTTGCCGACCTGGAGGTAGCGCTTGGTCTGGCTGCCCTGGATCAGCTCAGGGCACGGGAAGGTCTGCAACGTCGCGGCCTCCTCGACCGTGACCCGGATGCCGGACTCGGAAGGGATCAGCGCCAGGTCTCGTTCCATCCACGCGGTTTTGTTACTGGCCCTACCGAACATGACTGTCGGCGCCGGCGTGTCCAGCGACCGTTTCGTGGAGTTGGCCATGTTCGATGACCGGTAAACCCAGCGGTTCCGGTCGATCTTGCTGGTGATCGTCGGGGCAGGCTGCTGCTGCTGCCGTTCGCCTCGATCCCGCGGGTCACCGCCGGTCCCGTAGTTGCTCCGCATCGACATCAGTGAGTCACGAGCAGCACGGCTCACCGGACCCCATCTGAGCGCGTCGGCCATCGAAATCCAGGGCGACACTCCGGCGTCCAGACGCGCGGGATCACGGGGGTAGTAACGGCTGTGCGTCGGCGACGGCGGAGCGGCCGGGCGCCCATCGCGGCGGGCGATCAGGAACGCGCGCTTGCGTGTCTGCGGCACGCCGTACTGCTCCGAACTCAGGTTGCCGGTCCAGACCGAGTATCCCGCCGCCCGCAGGACTTCGGCGCACGCCTGCCAGACCGGCAGCACGGGCGGTACCTGCTCCCAGACAACGAACATCGGCATACCCCCGAGAGCCAGCCGCAGAGGTTCCAGCACGAGCCAGGTGCGTGGATCACCGGCACCACCCCGGATCAGCTCACCCGTGACTCCGAGGTGCTTCACCCTGCGCAGCACCTCGTCCAGAGCACGCCTGCCTTCACCTTTACCAGCAGGGCTGAACGTCTGGCAGGGCGGCCCGGCTATCTGGAGTGGCGCCATCCGGCAGTAGTCGTCCGGAAGATCCGCGATCGACACGTTCTGGGTCAGCGCTCCCATGGCGTCTCGGGTGGCGATCGCCTCGGGCATGATCTCGATCCCCAGCTCGGAAATCCCGAGCTGCTGGCAGGCGACGTTCCAGCCGATGCCGGCGCACAGGTCTATCGCCAACACTTCCGGATCACCAACACCTTGAGCGCGTCCAGAATCTGCCATCCGGTCCACCAGATCGGCAGGCCGATCAGCGCCGACAACGCGATGTCAGTCATCCCAGGGCAGCTTCAGCCGCGGCGATGATCTGGGCTTTGGTCATCTTGCTGCCGACCTGATCGCTGTCCGCGATCGACCGGAGTACTTCTTCCAGCGCGTTTACTCGATGAACTAGGTACGTGGCGTCATTGTCCGTATACAAGATGACACCCCCGCCGTCGACTTCAATCCGATCGACAGACCAAAAGCCCTCACCATCCACTACGTAAACCGGCGTTGTACGCGCCACCCGAAAGTCGATTTCGGACACCAGTTCCACAACGGTCAGGGTGCGCCCGGCTGCGTTCATCGGCCCGTGGTCGGGTTTATGGACAGCCACCGGCACTCGCAGTTTTCCATGGTGCAGCGCCCCGTCACTCCCGCGGAATGAGCGGAGGGACGGTTTCCGCGACGCGTGCACTCGCTCACGCGCCCTGCTCCCGCCGGTACTCGGCCGCGTCGTCAAGGGCGAGCTGCTGGTCGGTGGTCAGGCTGTGAACAGAATTCACAGCCGTGAACCAGCGCTCCACGCCGGAAGTGGCCCGACCCACGATGTACTGCGTTGCCCCGGTTGCGCCGCGCGGGCCCACAACACCCCGAAATGCCGCGCGGATCACTGTGTAACTGGTCCGTCCGCAGACGGTGGAGACACCGATGACGTCTCCGATAGCAAGGTCAGCGGGTACCTTCGGTGTCCTACCCGAGGTACCGACCGGGAGATTAATCTCAACCGTTCTCGGAAGCCGTGTCGTTGTCATAGCTCCAGTGTGGCCCAACTTGACGCTACTTGTCAACCGATCGGCGTCGGCAGATTGACATCGAAGTCACCCCACGGGCAATACAGACCGCCGTGCGGCCCTGCCCGTAGCGGCTCACCGTCGTTCGGGCAGGCCGCCGGAGCAACGTCGTACGCGAGCTGTGCGCGAGCAGCCTCGATCTGCTCTGAACGGATGTCGAGCAGCTGGTACCAGCTGCCGCGTCCGCGTGCCTGGAAAGTGACCTCCAGAGACGCCGTGAGCGCCAGGGAGAGCATGGTGAGCTGTCCCTGAGCCGGCGCCAGGGACGTGATGTCAGCGTCCGCGACAGCACCTATAGCCAGCGTCAGGGTGACGTCGACCGGCTTGGTGTCCGAAGCACCCGCCGTCGTAGCCAGCGCCAACACTGCATCTGTGCCGACGACCGGCTTGGCCCCGGTCGCCATCGCCGTAGAGCTCACGCTCAGCGCGGTGGTCGAATCGACGGGCTTGATCAGACCGGCGTCCGACGTCACGATCAGTGTCAGGTCGTCCTGCCCGCCGAGCGCGTTGACCACGCTCGCGGTAGCCGTCGCTGCCAGCGCCAACACTGCAGATGTACCGTCGACCAGCTTGGTGACATCCGCGGCTGAGGTGGCGGCGGCCGTGAGTGCGCTCGCCGAACTGATCGGCTTGGCTGAAGCCCCGATCGCCGTTCCGGTCACGCTCAGCGGGGCGGTCGAGTCCGACATCTGAGCCGATGTCACGCTCGCGGTACCGCTGACCGTCAGCGTGCTGGTCGAATCGACGGGCTTGGTCGAGGTGGCGCCAGCCGAGCCGGAGACCGTCAGCCCTTCGGTCGAGTCGACCGACTTGGTTGACCCGCCTAGGGATGACGTCGCGGACACGCTCAGCGCGCTGGTCGAATCGACCGGCTTGGTAACAGAATCCGTAGCCGTCGCTGCCAGCGTCAGCGCGCTGAGCGTGCCGTCGACCGGCTTGGTGGAGGCTCCGGCTGCCGTCGCGGCGAGCGTCAGCGCTGACGTGGAATCGACCGGCTTGGTTGACGACGCGGTGCCGGTTCCGCTGACCGTGAGCGCGCTGGTCGAATCGACCGGCTTGGTAAGGCTGGCCGTCGACGTGTTCGCCAGCGTCAGCGCGCTGGTCGAATCAGCCGTCGTGATCGGGAAGGTGGTATCCAGGCTGAAATCGTCGATGTCGAACGTGAGGCTCGCGGCGGACCCACCGCCGAGCGTGATACCGACCGAACCCGCCGCTGTGATGTTGGAATCGGTGACCGAATAATCCCAGGTACTCGGCTCCGAGGAGCCGTCATTCCAGACGCGAGCCTTGATCGCCGTACCGACAACCCCGAATCTGGCCCAGTACTTTACGTTCGTCGTCCAGGTCTTGGACTTCGCCGTACCCAGATCCGTATTCGAGTACGACGAACCTCTGCCGATGTTCCAGGTATTCGATCCCTTGTCTATGCTCAGGAAATAACCGCCCTGACCGTCCAGAGCCGTATTCGTCGACCGGATGTAGAACGACGGATAAGTCTCGTCACCTGTCGTCCACTGGAATGAGAACAATGCCACGGCGTCGACTGGAGCCGTGATGTTAACCCGCCGAGAAATCCGGTCGCCACCGTTGTAGCCCCCGTGCGAACCAGTGGTCAGCCGGCCGCGGTTACTCTGAATCGATGGAGTGACGGCGCCCTGGTTAGGGTTAGAGCCGGTAGTCCATGTCGAACTCCACGCGGCGCCGTTCGTACCGGTAAAGGTGTCAGTCGCGAGGTTCGACACGGCTCTTCCCTTCCCGGTTCAGATAACACAGAACCGGCCTACCCCCCAAGTTGATTCAGCTTCAACGCAACGAGGGGTAGGCCGGTCGATCAGGCCGCGATCGGGGTAATGGTTCCGGTCAGCGTGTTCAGCGTGAGCGTGTCACCGGTGTTGACAGTCTTACTCGCGGTGAGCGCGACGCTGCCCTTGAACGTACCAGCGGAACTCGCCGTCCAGATGGAGACGTGAGTGACCACCTCACCGTTGGTACCGGCCCACGATGCCCAGCTCGGCAGCGTGGTAGTGATCGACTTGGAGCCGGCCGACGCAGCGCTGAACGTAGCCGCGGGGCGAGTGGTGACCGACGACGCGTTGCTCGCGCCAGCCGATCCGGGATCACCGGTGTGCAGCTTGATGAACGTACTGTCGAGCCAGGTGTCGAGAGCGCTATTAGCGCTCGCCGCGGCAATACCGACCGTCATTCCGGATTCACTTCCTTCACCATCTCAGTGACGTCTTTACCGGACATCGCGGCGGACTTGATCGCGTGCGCTCGCTGAATGAGCTCATCCCTGATCGCTCCGGGCATCTCCACGACCGGCTGGGCCTTGGTCACCTCGGCTTCGGCTACGAGCTCGATCCGGGTGTTGGCCCCCTCAGTCATCAGCGTCTCCCGCCCATTTCAGGATCCCGGCCCGAGCCTTGCCTGCGCGCTCTGCCTCGATCACGGCGTGGCGCTCAACGGGGGCCAGCTCGCCGAGCTCGGCGACGACGTCGGAGACGGAGTACTCGCCCGGATCGAACGGGGGTGCGGCCGGCCGCACCCAGTCCGCCGGCGGCTGAAGCACGGGCTCCGCGAACCCTGCGTCGCGTTCGGTCAGCCCGATGTTCGACGGACCGCCAAAACGGTTGATCTTCGGCACTGCTTTCACCTCTCTCAGGTCCAGTTGCTGTCCGGGGTGCCGGGGGCACGACGTCAAGCGGGTCGAGTAGTACGACCCGCAACCGTCGTGCCCCCAAGCCCTCACAGGGATCAGGCCGCCGTCACGGACGCGCCGGCGTCCAGCGGGACGTAGGTGAGCGTCCACTTCACGGTGCCGGTTGCCGCGGTACCCGTGGTCACCAGGTCCAGGGTGCCGATCTGAGCGACGAACCCGACGTACCCGAGCCCGTTCCCGCCACCCGCGTTCTTGACGACGAGCGCTCCGCCGGCGGTCACGCCGAGCGTGATGGTGGAGCCGGCCTCGGCCGACGCCGTACTGACCGCTGTCGTCCAGTCGACGTCGGTGCCCGTGGTCGGGTTACCTGTGACCTTGGTCGTGTTGGTGGTCGCCGGCATGACCACGACCACCTCACCGACCAGGGAGGTGACCAGGACCTTGCCACCGATGATGTTGAAAATGGCGGCCTGCGTGGTGGCCGGAAGCAACGCGGCGGCGCGGCTGACCGACACCCCGAGCACGACGGAGCGGACCTGATCCCCCTGAATCATGGCAGTCATCAGGCGCTCACAATCGGCAGGTTCGCCGGGGCTCGTTGTGCCAGCAGATCCGTGAAGATCGCCGTCACGAGACCAGCGCTGGACGGCGTGCACTTGACGTAGACCATGCCGTCCAGCAGGGCCGACGAGTCCAGCCAGAACGCCACGGTGCCCGAGGAGATGGTGACCGCGGCGGCGGCGGCCTGAGTCGCGCGCACCCACGCGGCTGTGCCGTTGGTCGCGGTGTTCGTGTACTTGCGGGTGATCGGCGTCCAGCTCGTTGACGCGTACGACCCACCGAACGTCGCGCTTTCCGTCAGACTGAACGTGTCGTTTCCTGTGCAGACGAACAGCACGCCGGCCGCATTGCGCAGGGACAGGCCGACGCTCGCCGCGATCGGCACGACGTTGATCTTTCCGAGTGGCTCGATAGCCATGATCCTTACCTTTCGTCGACTGGGCAGGTGATCCGGGGGGCGTCACTGCCCCGGCCTGTCGTACTTGGCCCCGCACCCTGTAGCGGACAGCTCCCTATGCACTACAGGGTGCTGGAGTTTCAGGAACGAACAGCGAGCTGGACGAACGGGCTCAGTGTCGGGCCGTTGTTCTGCGGGGTGACGGCGCTCTTCAGCCAGGGACGGCCGTCCAGGCGCTCGATGATCCGGTACGCCGTCTGGTCGTTGCTGAACTTGAAGTGCGGAGACGACATCGCGGACATGACCTGACGGTCGCCGATCAGGTAGTAACCGAAGTCCACGAACGAGATGTCACCCTGAGCTCCGAGAAGACCGGTTGCCTTTTCGGTGAACACGACAGGTCGACCGAGAATGGTCATCGGCGGACCGGACTGACCATTGTTGAGCCAGATCGCGGAGCCACCTGTGCCGACACTGAGCGCCATCGTGGCGAGCTCCGGGAAGCAGTCGATCGAGCAGACCCAGACAGCCCGGTCGAGAGATCCAGGCAGCATCCGGGAGAACATCTTGACGATGTTCTCCCAGACGATGGTGTTCGCCGGCTGACCGGTCTCCTTGGCCACCGCGATGATGGCCTCGTTACCCGTCGACAACGACCCGAGAGGCTCGCCGACGCCGGTTCCCTTGAGGAACGCGATGTCCTCGTAGAACGACAAAGCCTCGGGGAAGATCTGCGAGATGAACGCGTCGAACGACCCGATCGAGTCCGAGAGCAGCTCGTTCGGAACGGTCGTGTAGGCGGTCAGTTTCTTGGCGTCGAGCACGATACGGCCGAACGATGCCGCGGACTCCGTGAGCGCGGCACCTTCCTCCGTCCAGTAACCGACAATTCCGCCGTAAACCGAACTGACGTTGCTGGTGGCATCGATCGCGGGGAACGGGACACGGAGGGTCTCCATCGGGATGACCCGCGCCCGGCCGCGCACGATGCCGGTCTCCAGGGCAACCCTCAGCAGCTCCGACCGGAGCGTTTCCGGGATCAGGAAACCGCCCTCGGAGGGAACGGTAGAGCTGAACGCGTTGCGGAGCCGGGACAGTTTGTCCTGGTTCGCCGCGGTCCGATTGGCGTTGTGCCAGATGGTGGAGAAGTAGGACGACGCGTCGGGGAAATCCTTGTCGATCGCGGCGCCCATGGCCTTGGAGTTGTAGAGCCCACCTCGGTTGTTCCGGCTGGTCTCGGCCAGCACCGCGGCGGGGGTGGTGAGGTTCGGACGCTGAGGGCGTACTCCCTCGGGGCTGTCTTCCTGGCTCTTGAGCCACTCGGCCAGTACGACCTGCGTCTGCTCACGGACCTGAGCCTGGATCGACAGATCCTTGTCGAGCTGCTTGCGGGCGTAGGCGGTGATGAACTCGCCGAACTTGGTGCCATCCTGGGTGGCCAGAACGGTCATCTTGGCCTGATCGCCGAGCCATTCCTCGAGCCCGGCCTGCGTGTCTGGGATCGGGCCGATGCTGGCCGCGGTGATCGCCGGGACGATGTTGCGGGGGCGTCCGATGTTGGCTGGGTCGATCCCCATGGCCTGCAGCTGCTGCAGGTGCCACGGCTGGACAGTGGTATTGGTCATGCCCTTGCCTCTCTGATCGCCTGAGCGAACGTGCTTGGATCCATGAAGCCCGGCGCCTTGATCGGCTCAGGGACAGGTGGGGGCTCGTGGGCCGGTGAATCGTTCACCACGAGCGTGATGGCGGCCCGGAACAGATCCGAGCTCCATGCGGTGGGGTCGGGATCGGCGAACTCTTTCGCCGCCGCGGTGATGCCGCTCAGAAACTGGCTGAAGTCGACCACGAGCGTGTCACTGTTCGGCGGTGACGGCTGGTCGTCGGCCGTGGTCTCAGGCTCAGGTAGAGCTTTGGGCGCGTGGTTGTAGACGCTCAGGTCGAATCGGGCCGCTGTCTCGTGGGCGCCGCGCTCGGCTGGCAGTGGAGCCACGGAGTCAGCCAGGCCCGCCGCCACGGCCTCGTCAGCGCTGTACCAGGTCTCGGCTGCCATCGCGGCCAACCAGTCCGCCTGCTTACCGCCGGCTCGCTGGGTGTAGACATCGGCGATGTTGACCGTAGTGGAGTCAAGCAGGTCCGCCATCTTGCGCAGGTCGACGGCTTCTCCCATGGCGAACCCGGACGCGTTGTGGATCATCATCATGGAGTTACGACCCATGACCACCTCGTCACCGGCCTGAGCAATCACGCTCGCGATGCTCGCGGCGAGCGCGTCAACCTGCACCGTGACCTTGGCCGGATGATCCCGCAGAGCGTTCATGATGGCGATTCCGTCGAACACGTCACCACCGGGACTGTTCACGTGCACGGTGATATCCGCGACGCTCAGCGTGGCCAGCTCGGAAACCAGGCCCTCGGCCGTGATCCCCCACATCCCGATTTCGGAGTAGATCCACAGATCCGCGGCGTTACCGCCCAGGTTGCGCAACTTATACCAGGACCGGTCAGCGGTGGTCAGGTTCCAGGGGCGATCAGGCGGTGCGAGCGCCGGGCCGTTGCGGACCTGCCCGTGTTTCACGGGAAACGAGATCGTCACTTGTCCCCTACCTGTTCCGGTCGCCAGACACCGACGACCATTCCACGACACCGGTCACGACCCAGGCAATCGATGTACCCACCGGTAGGGTACAGCCGGTTCACGTTCTCGATCACGCTGTTACCCAGCCACTTGCCATTGACCCGCCGGCACGGCTCGCAGGTGTGCGAGTCGAGCTGCTCACTCGCGTACCAGGCGCTGGTGGGCGCCGCCAGCAGGGTGTTCATCCGGCCCTGTCTCTGAGCCTGCGTCAGCGCCGATCCGAGGATCGCCCTGGGCAGGGCGTCGGACAGCTCGTCCACCGTGGATCGAATCTTGGCGGTCACATCGTCCGGCGAGTTGGCCGGATTCCAGACCCGGATAGCCTCCCGGATCACGCTGAACACCAAGCCAGACGTCAGCAGGCCGGCGATGGCCCTGGCTGTAGCAGCCAACCCGTCAGCCCGTGGGGGCACGGCGTTGATCGTGACGCCCTGAGCGTCAGCCTCATGTACGACGTGTGTGGCTGCGTCCTGGCCGAGCATCGACATGGCCTGCTGGAGCGCGGCGGCGCCGTCCTGGCTCGTCGTACCGATCCCCGCCAGATCGGCCGGCGTCCCGCTGGTGACAATATTGTGGACCTGCCGCATCAGATCATCTTTCTGAGCCGCCGTGATCCCCGTATAGGTCACGATCAGCGCGGCAAGCGTGGTCTCCCACGCTTCCTGAACTTTGCTCAGGTCAGGGTGCTCATCGTCGGGCAACGTCTTGGCGTTGGTCGGCCAGTGGACATCACGGCGGGCTCGGTTCTTCGCTGTGCCCAGAGGGGGTGGTTCGGGATCGGCGCTCGGATCAGGCAGCAGCTGAGGCGGTGGCTCCGGCTTGGTGTAGGTCAACTCCGGAACGTTGAGCATCTCCAACACCTCGGACACGTCGAACCCCATGTCGACCCATACCTTGACCGTGTCAGCCGTAGCTTTCCGGTTGAGCGCCTCGAACTCTTTATCCTCAGGTACAGGCGTCACGTAATCGAACTCGACATCCGGTTCGGCGCCCGGCGGGTAGAACATCGGCAAAAAGTCGTTGTTCAACGCTGATTTGATCCGGTCAAGTCGAGGCTCAATCAACCACTTGGCGAACACGTACTCCGCTGCTTCAGCGTTGGCCCTGTTGACATCATCCGTAGTGCCAAGCATCGGCTTGGGGAATCCGAAAGCCTCCCGGATGACCTCGCTGGTGGCAGACCGTAGCGAGGTCATTTCCATGTCTTTCATTGTGTACTTGCGGTCAACCCAGTGGCCCTTTTCGATCACAGCTACCCTGTGCGCGTTGCTCACGCCCTGGTGCTGCTCCCGCCACCGCGTGGTCATCTCGTCGAATTCGGAGTCAGACAAGCGCTCGTCCACCTCGATAATGCCGCCCGGCTCCGCGGAGTTAGTGAAGAAGTTAGCCACGTACTGAGCGGCCATGTTCGACGCGTTCAGGTCCGGCAGGATCGTCTGCACAGGTCCCATTCCCCGATAAGAATCCAGCGGGTTGGGCGACCGGATGAATACCACCTGGTTGGTCTCCAGCGGGATACGTTCACCGCTCGGTCCGGTGTAGATGTACCCGACAATGTAATCATCGGCGTCTGGGATCGGCTGCATCTTGTCCGGTCGTACCGGCCAGATCTCCAGCGGCAGGGTCGATAGCGGGTTACGGCTGATCACCCACCATGCCTCGCCGGTCAGCTCGTGATGTTGCTGGAACGTCTCGACGAACTCTTGACGGGGGAAGAACGCATTCGGTTTATTCCATATCTGGAGTGCCAGATGGTTGGTAACCTCGACTCGATCCTCGATCTTGCCCGACTTGGCCTTGCGCCAGAGTTTCCACTGGTTGGCCGCCGTCGCCGTGGAGCACTTGGTCACGATCGCGAACAGCGTGCCCACCTGACCCATGGCACGCATCTCGGACAGCATCGGCTGTGGCGCGGCGAACAGCTGCTGCACCCTGCTACCGGACTGGGAGACGTAGGGCACGGCGGATCTGTTCACGACTCGCGCCAGCGTCCGACCAGGGGATCTCACGCGCTCAGAGTAACCCCGTGGTCAAGGGATCATGTCGCGTCGTCCCGGGTCAGGTACTCCAGGTACCAGAGCATGCAGCCGGCGACAGCCCAACCGAGCGGCACGGTGAGCGTGAACGCGGCAACGATGAACGAGAACATGCCGGCGACGGCCAGCACCAGGCTGACAGGGCCCTGCCTGACGAACCAGCGCGCGGCCTGTCCGGCCCGGTCCTGACGCAGGACTAGCGGCTGGACATGACGCGCACGCGGGGGCGTCCTTGGGTCCGGGTCGCGGCGAAGTAGCGCAGGGCGTCGCATCCGTGATCATCCACTTTCAGGGGAGTTTCCTTGACGGCTTTTCCCGTGCCTTGATCCCAGATGTATCCCGGGATCTCGTCAGCCGTGCACGTCGGTTTCTTGGCATCTTCCAGGTCCGGATCAGGCTTGTGTATCCGAGCATCCCGCATGATGTAGAGCCCGCGTCGTCCGTTCGATCGTTCTCGCAACAGCACCTGCACAGCTTCGATCCCGTCCTTGACCGCCTTGCGCGCCGGCACGGTGCTCATTCCGAGCTCTCGGGCCAGAACCGCTCGTCCCTCAGCGTCATGGTCACAGATGATCGCGGTCGGCACAGGTTCCAGCCATTCGCCTTTCCTGCCGTGGTTCCTGCCGTCCGTGACCTTTTCAAGGATCGCCGCGGCGTGCTGGTCGTTCGTTCTCTTGGTATGGTAGATCTCCCATACCAAGAACGCCTCGTCGTCCGGGCTGACGGCCCAGTTCTGCCAGACGAACGGGTTCGTGAAACCGAAGTCGATCGACCAGTACCTCGGCCAGTCCTTGGGCACGCGGAACCGGTCGATCAGGTGGACAGCCGGGTCGTAATCCTCGTAGATCATTCCTTCAGCGGCCACCCAGAGTCCACTTTTCAATCGTTGTTTCCGCACACCGGTTAGATTGTCGAGCTTGGACAGGTACGCCTTTCCAGCCTCGGTCATCGACCCATCGGCGTGGACCAGTGTCGGATTATCCTCGTGCCGGGACTCAATCATCAATGTGACACCCAAGTCACAACGAGCTTTCAGCCAGTGCGTCGGGACGTCCGGGTTGGTGTCCGCCATCAGCAGCTGATAAGGGACGACACCGTTCCGTAATCGAGTAGTGATCGCCTCCCAGTCAGCCGCTGTGAGCTCGATCGCTTCCTGCACGTATACGACGTCATACTCCGAGGACATGATCCTGGACGGCTTGTCCATTCCACCGATCATGATCCGGGCACCGTTGGCGAACCGGTACTGAGGTGGTTCCTCAGCTGATCCGCCGTAGTACTTCACCATGCCGGCGGCGAGCGCTTCCTTGGCCACGTTCTGTCGCCATGTCACCAGTGCCGTGGAGCCGAGGCTGGCCAGCGTCTTTCGGACGATCAGCCCGCGCATCCCGGGGTACTTCAGCGCCATGACCATCAAACGTTCGAGCAGAGCCCGAGACTTGCCCGTGCCGGCCGGGCCGGACAGCAGGATCTCAGGCGCTCGGGACGTGAAAGCCCTGGCGCATCCACCGCGTGGTGCGTAAGTGTGTGTGGTCAACTGACGGACCAACGCCCCCGTGCCTTAATATCTCGGATACTCACGGTGTTGGCTCCAGATGGATGTTTCCCGGTTCACGGAACATGCGTACAACGTCTCCACGGAGCTCCGGAGACACAGCCGTCAACGCGAGTATGACGGCGCAGAAACCGACAACGAAACCGGCGAGGATACGCGTCATCTACACGCCACCGTGTCCAAGTCGGGAAATGCATGAGGGGCATGGGTCGCTAGGTCGACAAGCTCCTATGGTTACACGCGGGTCGTGCCCGGGATGAGTTTTCGATTGTTGTTCACACGACTTGCACAGAGCACCTGGACGGCAGGTCTCGTCCCTGATCCCGTCCAGGACGGCGGCCGCGGCTCTTGTCCAAGCAGCCTGGATCCGATGGTTCTGCGCGTCCCATAGCGGAAGTCGATCCCCGCTGACAGCGGAAACGCCCCCGGTACTGACGCTGTACGCCTCGTACGCGAGCCGGCCGAGATCACCCATCGTCTTGCTCACGGCATCTCTCCCTCTGCTATCCCTCGAACCACGAACTCGACCTGAGCCGTGACCTCTGACTTGCTCGCCGCGTCCAGCCCGAGCAGCTTGCGCCGGCTCTCCCCGACCTTGCGCAGAGTCTCGATCGCGGCGAGGACCGGGCCGTCGTCGATCAGGTCCTGATCGTTGTGACGCACCACCTGGCCGGCGTTCACGAGCACGTGCGGCCTGCGCAGCACGGTGAGCGCTTCCGCGGTCAACATCTCCAGATGCGCGAGCTCGTGTCGGCGCATCTCGTCGATGGTCTCGTCGATGACAGCCTGGCGACGGATCATCTCCCCCCGAGCGGACTTGTACGCGGCGGCTCCGTCGCTGTACCCGCATGCTTGCGCGATAGCCTCCCAGGTGAACCGATCGCGTCGCATCGTGAGCGCCTTGAGTGCCCGTTCCTGCGTCTGAACGCTCGCCGTGGTCAACTTGAGGGTACGTGTAACAACCTCGGAGTTGCTCGACAGTAACGGCGATATGTCCGCTTCTGTCTTTACTATTGGTTTCGGTTTACACGTTTCGCAACGCTGTGGAAGTCGTCCGGTGTTGGTCTTGGTCTCGAACGTCCCGTCACAGTTCTTGCAGGTGAACAGCCTGCGAATCACTTCTTCACCTCGTTTCGAAACGTTTCTGAAAACGAAACCGTAGCACGAAACGGTCTCAACTTGTCACTACCTGGAGTCTGTCTCACGTTGACTCATCCTGTCAAGGTTCCTCAGAACATCCTGAGCCGGCAGGGCGACCACGTGCCAGGCCAACGCGATCAGCGCCTCAGGCCGATCTCCGACGTATCCGAGGAACACGTTGCACGGGCTACACAAAAGGCCACGAACACACCTACGACACCCTTTACCCCCACATAACAGACAATCATGATCATGGTCGACCGCCGGTTCCTTGGATCGTCCGATGACCCGACCACACCGACACCGGAGCTTCCCGTCAGCGCCCCGCTGTGCGCCGCGTAGAGCGTCCAGATCGGCTGGGGTCAGTCCGAACCCACGGCGGACGGCCGCTAGACGCCCCAGCGTCCGTCTGTGGCGTCTGCGGGCGTAGTGGCAGCTTCGGCACCAGCCCTCCACGTCGACCTTGCGCTTGGCATGGGCCGGATCGCCCTTACACCGCTGGGTGGCTTCGGGGTCGGACGTCCAGCTGATCACCACCGCCGGTCCGGATCTGTCACCGTGACCGGGAGTAATCAGTGATGCCCGACCAAGTCTTTCGTGTTCCACCCCGGTTGATCCAGCAGACCAAGCACACACCTCGAACCTCCGGAGTCCACCGCGCTTCCCTCAGTCGGTGAGATTCCGTCCTGGAGTACATGCACACAACCTTGTCGCTCATGAGCTGTTCCTTCCTCGGGAACCATAGATTTTGTTGATCTTGCTTAACCGTATGGTTCCCCCTGGCCCCTGATCTTCGATACAGGGGCCACGGGAACCATAGACGGTAGATGGTTCCCTGATTAGCCGGAACCATCGGGAACCATAGGAACCATAGGAACCATAGATCCGGACATAACGGAAGAATCGACGATATTCAGTGGATCGCTGAGACGGTGCAGATGAGCTCTTCCCACTGTTTCAACTATCACGGAGCCGCTCTCCACCATCCTCAGCAGAGCGGCGCCAACAGCCTCAGCGCGGCCTGGAACGGCTTCCCTGATCGCTCGTGTAGTTGACCCTGAGTAATCACGGAGGTAAGTCGTGATCGCCTGAACCAGCGCTTCCCCTCGATCCTCGTGGTCCTCCACCTCGACCAAAGGTGGGTCGATCTGGCAAGTGAAAACTTGGGGACTGGACGAGTCGATCAGGAACGTCCCGATCTGCTGCATGCCGTCCCGATCCGCTCCCCCTGCCCAGCCTCTCAGGCCGCCGGCACGGTCCTTGGCGACCCAGACCTCGCTCAGCCCGCGCTTACCCTCTCCGAACGGCTCAGAACGTCTCACGCTGAACGCTGCCCCCGTCAAAGCCGAGACCTTCCGTTCCGACCCGCTCGGCCAACGCCCCCGGGTCTCCTTGTCCTTGATCACGTGGTCCACGGTCACCACCGCGGCTCCCGTGCGCCGGACGATCAGCTCGGGCATGGCTCGATAGAACGCCGTGATGTCGTCATCGTCCTTGGACTTCAACCCGTACAGCCCGAGCGCTCCGGACATGGCATCGATCACGGCCAGCGCGTAGGGTCGGTTCAACGTGCGGTTGAACCATGCCTCGAAGTCCTCTTGAACACTCGGCTTGGCCCATGGCCCGACATAGTGGAACAGCGACCGGATCACGTCAGGCGTGCACCCGAGTAGCCGCAACCTGTGCACGGTCTGACCGGGGTCCGATTCCAGGTCGATGAACAGCACAGGCCGGCCGGCCCGGATCTCCTGAGCACAGGCCAGCAACACAATCCAGCTCTTGGCTGACTCGGTCTCGCCGTAAACAGCATGCGTCAGTCCGGGATAGAGCAACGCCAACCCGTCCGTTCTGCGCAGCATCGACGGTCGAGGTGGGCTGTAAGTGCCGTCCAAGTAGGGAGCCAGGTCGACGGCGTCCCACGAGCTGAGTTGTTCAGCCGGTCCCGGGGCGGCCCGGGGCACCGAAGGGTCCGGCGGTCCTCCTCCGGGTGTCCCGAAGGGGTCCGTAGTGGTAGGGTTCGCCGCTAGCGGCGACGTCGAGGGATGTTCGTTGAGTCCGCGTGGTTCGTTCCACTCGGCCGGTACTTCCCAAGCGGCCGGAGCGCTCGTACCGATCCCCAGCCCGCGGATCGCCGCTGCGTCATCCCCCCCGTGCTCCATCGCCGAGACGAACTGCAGCTTGGTCACCGCTCCCTCCGCCGGCAAGCCGTCCGGCGGATGATCGGTCCAGATCTTGAGCGGTCCCCAACCCTCGGAGACGTCGAACCGCTGGCAGGCCAGGTCGTGAGCGGTGGCCGACTTGGGTGATGCGTGCACCCCCGGCGCCGTCCAGACCGGACAGCCGCACGATCCCTCGACCATGGACGTCTCAGTCCAGCCGTGCGGCTCCAGCAGGCTGGCCCAGGACACCGACGCCGACCACTCGTCGATCGGGCCCCCAGCGCCGGCGCTGCGCCGCTCGACGTCCACCTGGCGCAGGCGGCCCGAGAACGTCAGCTGTTCCAGCAGCCAGGCCGGAGCCGGGCTGGTCCCCCCTACCAACCGGTAGGAACCCTCTGGCCGGCCGGAGGGAGGCACAAGAGCGTAGGCCTCGCCGTACATGGCCGCCCACCCGCCGGGGCCCTTGAACACCTTGCCTGGCGGCATCTCGTAACCCTCAGGAAGCTCGAGCCACCAGTGCCCTCCACCGAAGTGCTTCCAGGTCTGGGTAGCGACGTCGAAAGAGCCGGGGGACTCGACGGTGATACTGGGCAGATCGACGTACGGGCCACCGCCGGGGATATCCGCGTTGATCCCCAGGGCATCGACGAACGCCTGCCGCTCGGCCGGCGTGTCGACGTCCACGACCAGCATTCGTGAGCGCCCGAGGTGGAGCGCGACGTTGGCCCCGCCGTGGATCTCGATCAGCCGCTTGACGATGGGTCCGACCTTGGCGGGGTCGTCGAGCACGTGCTTCATCCCGCAGGCGTGCCGGATCCGGTCGACCAGCCGGGCAGGATTGCCGGCGAGCGCGAACGCCTGAGCCTCCCGGTCAGCCTTCTTGGCTTGGACAGCGGACAGGACGCAGACCGGTTCCTTGGTTCCCGGCCTGCACAGCACGGGGGAGTATCCGGCCCGGATGACGGCTCGTAGGTGTTCGGTCAGGTGTTCGGCGGTGTGTGATGGATTACCACCGAACACGCTGGTGAAAGAATCAACGCCTAGCACAGCGTGTACTCCGTGACGCCGTATCGGGAAGTGAAACGTTTTAGCGCCACGGAGCGTGTAGCATCTGACGATAAACCCTCACTGACAAGCCGACCTCGTCCAGTACCTTTCTGGAGGTAGATATCCCACTTAAACCAGCTGGCGCGTTCTATACGAAACATCATGCCTTGCTCCACGCCTTTCCAAGTGTCTTGATATCCGTACGGATGACGGGCGTACGACGGGACAGCTTGCGGAACCGTTCCGTGGGTCTCTCGGCCAGCCGTTGAATGTCGTGCGCCGCTTCGCTCTCCACCAACACCTCGTCATGCATCCCGAACCTGACCGCCATCCCCAGACCGGCTCGACGCGCGTTGACCACCAGCGCGGAGAGCTCGTCATTCGCGCTGCCACTGACGCAGTAGTTGATCCACTTGTGGGCTTGCACGGAGAACTTGCCCCTGTAGAAACCACTGGGAATAGGCACTATCCGCCCGGCCACGGTGTATGCCACCTTGTGATCCCGCGCGATCCGCTTGCCCGACTCCATGAAATCGGCCGTGGCCGGCATGGCGGAGAACACGGCCTGCTGAATGCCTTTCGCGGCTTCGTACCCCCAGCGTGCCTCGCGCGTAACCCCATTCGACCACACCTCCTCCGGGATCCAGGGCTCAGGGCTGAGACCGAGCTGAGCCGACATCGCGGCGAGTCCACGGCCGTACAGCCCGGCCAGGACGACGATCTTGGCCCAGTCGATGCTGATATCGGCATGGTCGGCGATGCCCTGGTAGATCTTGACGCCGAGCAACTCATAGGGCTCAAGGGGTTTCAGGTCGCCGGCGAGGTTCATCCCGATCCGGGGTTCCTGCTGCGAGTAGTCCACGGACGTGAACGAGGTGTCCGCCAGAATGATCCCCCGGGCCGGCCCGGGGAACTGGTGCAGCGGTGGATCAGCCATTGCATCGCGCCCGTGCGCTGCTTTCAGGACGTCGGTCACGGGGTGGATGCGCCCGGAAGCGTCCGCCATGTCCACGCATTTCTGTAGGTATCCGTCGAGCTTGGTCTTGAGCTGCAGTTCACCCCAGATCTTGGCGAGTGGATGGTGGAGCAGTTCCAGATCATCAGCTTTGGAGCTCCACTGCTGACCCTTGGGTGTGCGCGGGTAGTCAGCGGGGATGGCGCCGATTTGTTCCAGAAACCGCGTCAGCTGGTTGGCGTTGGTGATCCCCAGCCCGGCGAGGTAGGTCGTGGCTTGGTCCATGGATGCCTGGTTGGTCGTGCGGTAGGTGTCCAGGAAATCGAAGTCGACGAGCAATCCGTGGATGGTCTGTTCGATCGACCACCGGTTGTGCTCGTGCCGCTCGGCGATCATCTGCTCGGCTTCGGCCCGGCTCAGTCCGATGTCAGCACTGAACGGGTGGTTGAGCTGACGGTCCACCGCTGCCTGGTGGATAACCGGCCACAGACGAGCCGTACCGACCCCGTCAGCCGCGGCTCCGAACAGGTAGGCGGGGGCGTCAATATCCAGGTTCAGAAACCCGTCCCGCTTGGTCTTGTACCCGAGGCTCCGGAACAGGTCCATGATCGGTGCGTTCTTGATCCCCAGGTAACGCTCTACGCAGGAGTCCAGATCCTTGGCCGGCGTGATCCCCGGAGTGGCCAGCCGGGCCAGCAGCAGGGTGTCAATGATCTTGTCAACCAGTTGCGTCGGAAACAGGCCGTTGATCGCCAGGGACGGGGCATCAAAATTGGCCTTGTGCATCACCAGCGCGCTCGCGTAGTCCTGAGCTCGCAGGATCTCGGCCCGGTCGCCGGGTTCTCGGGGGTTGAGCACCACCGCTGCCTCAGCGGTGGCCAGCGTGACGCACTTGATCCGGCCCGGCCCGGCGTCGGCGCCGACGCCGTACGTTTCGATGTCCTCGATCAGCGGGACTGGTCCGTTACGGAAGATGTCCGCCAGCACCCTGGCAACGTGTTCTGTCCCCGCGGTCAGAGTGGCTCTGGCGAAACTAGGGAGAGGATACGTTCCGATAAGCGCGAATTGAGGCATGATCAGGTATCCTTCGATCGTCGGCCCGGGTGATGTCGTTGTCTCCACCGATACCACAGCCCCCGACCAGACGTGACGTGACCGTACGTCGGGGGCTGTGGTTCACCTACGTGTTCCTCACCGCTTCCGAGCCGCGGAGCACTGGCACGTAGGTGACGCGGAGGATCTGCTCCGCGGCTCGGATGCGGTCCGAGGTCATGTCGACACCACCAGCAGTGCGCTAGGCGCCGCCAGCAGGCCATCCCGCGACGGGTGCGGGTCGTGGACCAGCGCGCCGGTGGCGGCGTCGAGGACGACGGCATGCATCACGCCCCGGATCGACATCCCAAGCCCGATCACCTCGGGCTGGCCGAAGCGGACCGGGAAGCGAGGCGGGTCGACCCATCGGACGCTGAGGCCGCGGGGGTAGAGCCACTCCCCGAGTGCCTTCAGCCAGTAGGTGGACTCGACGAAGTGCGGCACCTCGGCGCGATCCACGTCGAGCTGCGAGGCGACGCACGCGCGGAGGCAGTCGCCGAGCCGCCCGGACCCGTCACCCACGATGAACTCCTGATCTGCCGGGGTCATTCGGGGTCACCGCCGAGGGCCAGGCGGGCTGCGTTGATCCGGTCGCCGGGCGTGAGGTCGTAGCGGTTGAGCGCGTCCAGGGCAGCGGCCCTTCTCGCGGGCCAGGGTGGCCACCATCTGGACCAGCCGCTCCCGGCTGACCATCAAGAGCGCTGGGTCGCTCACGTGCCCCTCACCGCCTCCAGCACCTCAGCGAACGGGGGCCCGTCCGGGTCGAGGGACTCAGCGAGGACGACCAGCCACGCGGCGTGCGCGCGGGCCTCGTCCGGGGTGAGGCGGCGGAAGGGGGCCAGCACTACGATCTCCTGATGTCCTCGAACGCCGACCATCTGCCGGTTCGCGATGTCGATCATCGGTGAACTCCCGTATCGGACCAGACGTGGTGATCCCACGCGTTACCGATGGTCTCGGACTTGATCGCTTCCAGGGACCAGCGCAGACATCCGCACGTACCTCGCAGGTGGGCGCCGTTGCTTCGCTCGATCGTCAGGGACCAGCGAGGGTAGTTGTCCAGGTCGAGCTCATTCGTCCCGGACAACCGGATCACCTCCGGGCGCCGGCATCAGGCGCTCGACCAGCGCGCGGTCTATACGTACCTTGCCAGGTGTCCGGCGGTAGCTGGTCCGCCCCGGGGTGCCGGCGGGGATGTGACGATCGATGGTCCGCACTGAGACGCCGAGCAGCGCCGCGGCTTCCTCCCTGGTGACCGTGGAACGTTCATCTGTACTGTCCATGACCCTAGTGTGTCGCTACTTGACGTGTGTTGTCTAGTCGGGCTAAGGTTGAAATCTCACTACGGAACGACCCGTAGTGATCACAGATTGGTGACCGACCGCGCATCGCAAGCCCTCCGCTGCTTGCCCTAGCGCGTGCAGGCCGTACGCGGTCGGTCACCCTCCACCGAAAGAGGTACACCCGTTGAGTATCGAGGATTGCGCGGCCACCGCGGCTGCGCTCGGATCCCGGATCAGCCACGACCGGTCGATGCTGACCCACGTCGCCGCGACCGTGCAGGCCAGTATCGAGGGTTTCGCTCCGGTGTCCGAGGACCTGGACGAGCTCGCGGGCCTCTACACCCAGATCGGAGACGACTCCAAAGCCGCTCAGGCGTCCGGTCTCTCGGACGACGCGGGGGAGATACAGGTCAAGGTGGAGGCTGCGCACAACCTGATTCTCAACGCCATCACCGACATTGACGTCTGTATGCGCGAGCTGGAGGATCTGATCGCGGGAATTCACGGGCTCGACTCCTGACCTGTGGCCATGACGTGGGAGGGCGACCCTGATTCGCCGGAAGAGAAAGCCAAACTCCGTGATCGCCAGAATCGGTTACGAAACTGGCGAGTCACCAAAGCCACCCGCGACCAGGATCTTTCGTACCAGCTTGCTCAAAAGTGGTTCAGCCCTACTCAGGAGACAACGGCAATGATTGAAAGTGTCAGCGACGCGGTAGCAGCCACGGCGAGCGTGGAACACACCGTGGCGGAACAGATAAGTGTCAGTGGTCTGACGAAAGAGTCCTACCAGTCCGGATACACGGCGTGTCTCCAGCTCGGTCAGATTCTCGCGGGCGTGATCAGTACCACCGCGAGCCAAGGTCAGGACGTCGAAAAAACGTTGTCGATCCTGAATGATCTCGACGGTTACCTCAGTGAATCCGGCGCGATCGCTCAGGCTCGTGGCTGGGACTCGATGGCGCTCTCGATCGCCGAATCCCAGGTCAAGCTGGAGGAGGTCGCGAACCAGATGCGTCAGTCTCTGACGGATCTGACCGAACTCCGCCAGTCCGCGTCGATCACGCGCTCGGTCGTCGATCGGCTCTCCGAAGGGATGGCGGTCGGAGGCATGCTGTCCGAAAAACTCCAGGAACAGCTCAGCGCCAGCCGCCATGATCTCGACGGCCTGATGGCGCTGATCGCGTCTACAGCGGGATGACCATGGTCGGGTTGTTCCTGGAGCTCTGGTCGGGAACGGTCGCCGTGGTCGGAACCGGAGCAGCAATCAGAAACCGACGCCCCACTCGCTCCCAGAGCGACCCGAGCGAATGGGTTCGGGCAATGGACGGTTACCTTGATCAGAAGCTCACCGAACAGCACTACGCACGTGAAAGCCACGTGTGCGGCCCGGGGTGTCAGAGACTATCCCTGACCGATGATTGGAGACCGTGATGGCGAACCCGAAACGCACGGACCTGACTGATCGAGAGTTGCAGGTCTGTGCCCTGGTGGCCGAAGGGCTAACTAACAAACAGATTGCTGATCGGATATACCTCACCCACTGGACCGTGAAAACTCATGTCGCCCGGATACTCAAGAAAACCGGGGCGGTCAACCGCGCGGGGATCGCCGGTCTCAGAACTCCGTCCGCGCTACCGGATCGAAACCAGATCACGGGTACCATTCGTCAGGTGCGTCAGGACGTCTACCAGAAGATTTACAAGCCCGGGTCACCAGACTACTACCGCCGGCAGGGAGCGCTCGCGGTCCTTGATCATCTGACGAAGCGAATCACGCCGTGCTGATTCTCTATCCGTACCAAGAGCAGGCTCTCACGGGCCTGGACGAAGCGCTGGCAGCCGGTATCAACCGGCCGGCCATCGTCCAGGCCACAGGGTTGGGCAAGGCTGTGGAGATGGCCACGTGGCTGGCCCGCCAGCACGCGATCAACCCCCGGGGGCGATCACTGGCGCTGGTGCACCGCGATGAGCTGGCGCAGCAGCTCCGGAGCAAGGTGCACAGCCAGGCACCCCACCTGCGACCGGGGATCGTGATGGGCGCACAGAACGACTACGACAGGCCGGTCGTGATCGCCAGCACCCAGACGCTCGGCCGGCGAGACAAGAACGGGCGCAACCGCCGGCGTGAGTCGATCCACTCCGTGGCCCGGATCGTGTACGACGAGTGCCACCACGCGGCGGCGCCGACCGGCCGCGAAACGCTCGACCACTTCGGAGCGTTCGCCGGCGTGCCGACCGTGGGTTTCACCGCGACCATGAGCCGGGAGGACAGCCGTGGGCTCGGCGAGATATGGCAAACCATCGTTCAGCGCCCGGGCGGTGGGGTCTGGGATACCGAATGGGGAGTCAGGAACGGCTACCTCGCGGACCCGCGCGGGATCCGGGTCCAAGTGCCGGCACTGGACCTGAGCGACGTGCACATCCGCGGAGGGGATCTGGAGCAGACCGAAACCGCGGACGCGATGCTCAACGCGGACACCGGAGCCGCCATCGTCAAAGCCGTCCGGGAATTCGCTCCAGGGAGGCGTGGCGTGGTTTTCGCCCCCGATGTACGTACCGCGTTGTCTTTCGCCGAGGACATGAACAACGACGGCATCCCGACCGGTACCATTCTCGGTTCGACACCGCGAGAAGAACGAGCGCGGATCTACAAGGCGTTTCGGACCGGTGAGCTCCAGTGGCTGACCAACGCCATGGTGCTGACCGAAGGGTGGGACGCGCCGTGGTGCGATGCCCTGGTGATCGCGCGACCGACCAAGAGCTCTGGGTTGTACCAGCAGATGCTCGGCAGGGGGCTACGACGATTCGCCGGTAAGCAGGACTGTCTGATCCTGGACGTCTGCGGGGCAACCGAGCTCCACGGCCTGGCGAGTCTTCAGGACCTGACGATGGACCGGCTGGTGAAACCGCGTGACGGTCAGAGCCTGTTGGAGGCTCTTGATGAGTTCGACGCGATGGATACGGACTGGGTCGACAATGAGCCGTTGGCAGCTCCGCCCGTGCACAAGGTGGTCGGTACCGAGATCGACCTGTTCGGTAAGAGCCGCTCGGTCTGGCTCCAGACGCGTGCCGGAACCTGGTTCGTACCCGCCGCGGATCAGCTGTTCTTCCTGTGGCCCCAGCCGGACGGGCTTTTCACGCTGGGCCAGACACCGAAAGAACGAGCCGAACCGGCCACCGCTCTACAGACCGATCTGGATCTGGAGATCGGTATGGCGCTCGCGGAGCAGGCCGCGTTCGCCTATGATCCGAGCTCGGCCGGCAAGGACGCCCCGTGGCGGATCAGCGGTCCGATCCGGCCCGGACAGAAAGCCGACCTCGCCCGATACCACGTGCCCGTAAAGGCGAAATGGAACGCCGCTCAGGCTTATGACGCCATCTGCGTCGCCATGGCCACGACTCGATTGGATATCTCATGACGTCACCTGACCCGTTCGGTCCGCCGGCAGCACCTCGATTGCCCGACCGCGGGGACCCTTTCGGCCTGCCCAGTGACTCGGGCAGGGCCACCCGTACCGGTGACGCCGAGGACCGGGCAGAGGTACCACGTGACCAGTGGGGTCGGTACCTGATGCCTCAACAGGATGGGACCAAGCCGGCGCCGAACAAAGGCATGACCAGGGTGTCCACCACGAAATCCGCGCTGAGCAACACGTTCGGCATCCAGAAGTGGAACGGTCGGCGGATCGTTCAAGGCTTGGCGATCAACCCGGACGCCGTAGCCGCGGCCATGCGAGCCGCCGCCATGCCCGAAGGACCGGAACGTGAGAAAGCGTTCGGCCGAATCGCTGACGGCGCTTTCCAGACCGGCGGCGGGAAAGAGCGCGCGGGGCTGGGTACGGAGTTTCACGAGATCACGGAGGATCTCAACCGCGGCACGCTGATCCGGGAAAACGTGGACGAGAAGTGGACGCCCGACCTGGGCGCCTACGATCAGCTGCTGATCGACAACGACCTGACACCGCTGGCGGAGTACCTCGAACGCCAGGTGCTGTGCCCGTACAACCAGGCAGGCACGTTCGACAACATCATGCGGTACTGGAACCCAGACACCGAAGAGTACGAGCTGGTGATCGTCGACCTGAAAACCGGTCGTAAGCTCGATCTTGGGTGGCTTGAGATCCTCATCCAGCTCTGGTCCTACGCCAACGCCTACGCGATGTGGACGACCACCAAGGTAATTCGTGATCCGAAAGACGAAACAAAGATCACGGAAATTGAGGGTTTTTACGAGCCGATGCCGCGAGAGTTGCGGACCGACAAGGCGTTCGTCATCCACACCCCGTTGGATGGCACGGCGTCGCTGATCGAACTGGACCTGAGCGGTGTTGAACGTTATGTCCGGGCCGCTGTGGAGGCCAAGCGGGCCAACGCTGAGGCACCCAAGAAGGTGCGCACGGTGGCGACGATCCGGCCCGATGCGTTCACGCCTCCGGCTGGTCCCGTTAATGTGACGCAGAACCTCAACCCGACCGCGGCTGGTGTCGTTCAGACGACCGCGACCACCACACCCCAGATGCTGGCTGACGAAGCCAAAGCCAACGAGCGCCGGATCGCTGCCGTTGAAGCACTGTCGAGACCTGGTCAGGTCGGAGTACCGGCTACCGCTGAGCCGGAGAAGGATCCGACCACCGGCCGCAGGAAACGGACTTGCGGTCACTGCCGGAAGCCGGGGCACACACAGAAGACGTGCCCGGAGAATCCGGCCAGCACGAAGTATGTACCACCGATTATCGCTGGTGCACCAATGCCTCAGCCGATCCCCGCCGGCGAACCGGCGCCCGAGAACAACTGTGACCACCTGCGCGACGGCGACTGGCACCCCTACGTCGAGGGGCAGTGCTCGCCGGACGGACCAGCCGACTCGGCTGACGACGCGGCCCCGCCACCTGCTCGTGTCGTGCTGACTGATCCCGGCGGGCAGCCCTACTGCACGCAGAACCACGCCTGCCAATGGACGAGCCAGCACCCGAACGCCCTCGGGCAGTGGGTGTGCTCGGTCAGTGGTAAGCCGGGCCGCCAGGCTTGGGAAAACCAGACCACCGCGGTCACCCCCGTGCCACCGCTCTACGGCGCACCGCCGGTCGAGCAGCCGCAGACACCCATGATGACGCCGGCTCAGCAGGTCGAGAAGGCAACCACCGTGGATCAGCTGCTGAAAATCCGGGACTACAACATCGAAGCCGGTACCTGGTCAACCGAGCTGGAAGAGTTGGGACGGCTTCGGTATCAGAAGCTGATCTAGTGAAGCTGCTCAGGCCGTACGAACGCCTACTGTTGGTCGCGATCTTCGGGATCTACACAGTCATTTCAGCGTTCGGCGTCCTGCTGCTCGTCCTCTACCTCTGAAACTGTCGGACCCCTTCTGTAGGGTCTGACTCACGACAACGACACCCACCGAAAGGCATGACCGTGACCCAGAACCCGTACCAGCAGCAGGCTCCTCAGCCCGGCTACCAGCCGGTTCAGCAGCCCGGCTACGCCTACCCATCTGCTCAGCCCGGCGGGTACCCGCCCCCCGGCTACCCGCAGGTCCAGCCCGAGCAGCAGCCACCGTCCGCGAACCCCTTCACGCAGCCGGGCCAGGCAGGCGCCCCGGCGAGCGGTGATGAGCCGTTCGGCAACCCCGGCACCCCGGGCAGCGGTGGTGACTCCCCGGCGATCCACCAGCTGGCCGGTCGGTTGCTGCTGATCCGTCCGCTCAGCTATGACCCGCTCGCGGCGGGTTACCAGGGCGGTGAGCCCGGCCCGCTCGTGCGGGCCGACGTCATCGTGTGCGACGGCGAGCCGATCAGCGGCAACTTGAACGCCAACACCGGTCAGCTGACGCCGTTCGCGGCCGGGCCGAAGGTGGCGCCGTTCCACTGCGGGGCGATGTATATCCGCGGAGCGGTGATGCCCGGCCAGCTGGAGGGTTACGTCGCCGGCCGCGGTCAGTGCCTCGGCAGGGTCGTCAAGGGCCAGCCTGGCTCGGTTGGCAAGCCGCCGTGGATGCTGGCCGATCCATCAGAGCAGGACAAGGTGCTCGGCCGTCAGATCCACGCTCAGTGGGACCAGATCAAGGCCGCCAGTGCTCCGGCTCGGCCCGACCAGTTCGGCGCGCCACAAGGCCAGCAGCAGCAGGCGCCGACGGCTCAGCCTGCCTACGGCCCGACACCTGGATACCAGCCTCAGTACCCGCAGGTACCTACGGGCTACCCGGGCGCTCAGGCCCAGAACCCGTACGGTGCGCCGACGGCTCAGCCTGCCTACCCGCCGTACCCGACGCACTGATGAGCAACGCTGAGAACGTGCTCGCTCAGCTGGCTGTCGAGAGGGAGTCGCTCATGGAGAGAATCCAGGTGATCGACGATCAGGCAGCCGAGATGCTGCACGACGTCATCAGCGATATCGACTCCGATGAGGCAGTGCTTATCGATCGACGGAGCCGTGTCCGTAGTACGTGGGGGCACGTGATCCCGAAGTAACCGGATCCTGGTATGACACCCACCTCTAGGAGACAAAGGAACCGGTGTCAGGCTCCGGCTCGAATACGAGTCGACTGCCCGCGCACGTCGGGCCCGGGGCACGTGTCTCTGTCTCTACTTGACTTAACCTGCGCACAGGTGGAGACTGATCGCATGACAACGACGATCTCGCAGAACAGCTCAGAACGGTGGCGTACGACGGGAACACCGGTCACACTCACTCCGGGTACCGTGTTCGATACCCCCTTTGAAGACGGTTGCACGGTCACCACGTCTCCAGGGTTGGACTCGTTCGCCCCGAAGAACTTCCTAGCGACCGACTCCGATGACGTTGAGTGCGAATTCAGCACCGTCATGGTGGTCGGTCACCCAGATTACATAGCGACCATCTCGTGACGCTGACCAGGGCCAACATCGACGCGTTGAACGCGCTGGCGACCGACCATGAAACCACCGCGCTGCTCCGTCGTGGCCTGCCCGCATGGCGGTTCGAGCAGATCGTTCAGGCGGAGTACACGGCCTACCTCTGCACCTTGTGCGATCACGACTGTCAGTGCCTCGCGCTCAGTTTCGATGAATGGAGAGCCACGCTATGACTGTTCTTTCAGCAACTCTGCTGCTCATTCTATTGAGCTGGATGATCGCTCCGAGCGTTCAGAACTACCGCACACGTACCCGGCGCGGTTCCGGTCCTCGTCACCGGGAGCCGGGTATGGCCACGCCGTGGAGGCGCCGGCGCACCCCCGTCGTTCCGTCCCTCGTTCGACGGCCGTCGCCGGCGCTTCTGGAGATGCGCGAGTGGACGAGAGCTCGGAGCCAACCGGCCGTGATCTCCACAACGGAATGGCTCAAGATGGTCAATCTGGGCCGCCGCGTACCTCCCGCGATTCGGCCAGTTGCTCAGTTACGAGCCGTTGACCTGAGAGGACTTCAGCGAGTCGCGGGTGGTCGGCTGTGAGACACCGTCGGTTCAAAGCTCGATTCCTACTGCGTCCGTCCATCATCCGGCTCCACGTGCTCGCCGTGCTCGCCGGTTTCAACGAGAACTACGGCCGGGAGGATCAGATCATGCGCCGGATCGGCGCTCACTGGGCCGTGGCTCTCGATCAGGAATACCACCGTAGAAAACGGACGACCACCCCGCTGGAGGTGACGTCCAATGACTGACTTGATTCCGGAAGACCATAGATCCGCCGCTACACACGCATTGCTCGCGTATTCCAGCCAGTTCGATGCCTTGACATTCGCGTTCGGGTATCTATCCAATTCCCTTAACATTTACAACTTTCCGACATGCCGTTCCATCCGTGACGGTCTAGAGACAGCTATGGAGATTCTTAGAGATGAGCAACGTGGTATCGCTGTGCAAGCAGCGGAGCAAGCCAGACCGGATCGCCCGGACCGGAGCACTGGTCCGCCAGGACTGGGCCATCCGACAGTTCGACCGTAAACCGGATCATGGCCGTCTGTTCGACCCGGACACCGTGGAGATGCCGGCGTTCGACGCCCTTCTCGCCGGACCGGCCAGCGAAACCGACGCCGTGCCGGTTCCGGGACGTCGACCTGAACTGGTCCAGGTCGAGACCGTGTTGTGGATCTCCACGGGCGCTTTCCTGAGCGGCGGCGCTCTCATGCTCGGCATGCTCGCCGTAATGATCCGATGATCAGGTTCGGTTTACACAGATGGGAGAGATGGCCCATTGTCGCGGAAGGCGGTTATCACCCAACTCATGCACAGTCCCGTGATCAGAATCCACATCGCGACCATGGTCGTGATGATCCGATGATCAAGAACGGGCTAGCGCCCGTGATCTCAGAATTCTGCGTCGTCTGCCGGGTCTACGGTCCCCACGACAACGGTTCCACTCGTATTCCGATACCTGTGGATCCCTACTGGATGACCGTTAACATCAGCCCAGAATTAGGCTGGAACTGGAAATTGACCACTCAATGTCAGCACTGCGGATGGAATACGATCTACCGATGATCCTTCGTTCGACGGCTCTAAACGCCAACGTTGATCAAGGCTCCACGTTGGCCGGCGCGAACACCGACTGACGGGTGATCAGCGCCAGGATCGCCGTGCTGGCCGTCAGTATCGCTCCCTGCTGCTCTCCGGTGAGCTGCAGGCCGAGAGTCACGGCCAAGACGATGACGGCCTGCACAACGCCGAGGATCAGCGCGGGCTCTCTACGGAACATGGTTCTCCCTCTCTTTACGCCGGCCGGCTCTCTGGGCCAGCAGGAACACTCTCAGCAGATTCCACAACACGGCGGCCACGGCGAGCCTGCTGCCGACCCGTAACGCCTGCCCGCCGATCCCCATGAACAGGGCCGGCCAGACCAGCACCAGCACGCTCAGAAGGTAGGTCGCGTTCGTCACCCCGAGCAACCCCACCACAGCTCGGCCGGCT